GAACGCGCGTCCTTGCCGAACACGACGGGGAACAGGTACTCGCCGGTCTCGATGGTCGCCGTCTTGTCCTTGAACACGCAGTCGGTATCGACCCACGCGCCGTCTTTGACGTGGTGGAAGTGCCTGCCCGACTCCAGCGTGAGTGTGCCGTCGCCGTTGTCGAACGTCTTGGAGCGCGCGGTGCGGCGCGATGTGAGTTCGGTGCGCGGCATCTCTCACTCCTCCTCTGGCGGGAACCCGTCCATAGAACGCGCCGCGACGCTCGGTCAGCGCCCGGTTTCGCGAATGTGTGTGGCGGCCATGGGGCCGTGACGCGCTCTAGGGACGGGGCCGACACGGGGGCGAACCCGAGTGCCGACCCCGCTGGTGCTGCTAGGCGTGGATGTGGATGTAGATCCCGGCGTTCTTCGCCGTGAGCAGGAAGCAGTCGAACACCGTCAGGCCCTCGACGAGGTCGCCGTAGCCGATACCGGCGGGGTTGGTGCTGACGTTGTAGTACGAGAGCTTGATGGGGCGTGCCACGGCGGCCGTGTGGACGATGATGAAGTCCATGTGGTTGTCCGTAGCGTTCATGATCGACGCAGGGACCATGACGACCGGCACGCCGTCGATGGCGCCGACCTGGCCGTTGAAGATGACCTGCGACTGCGCCATCTCGGACGCCTTGACGTAGTTCGAGTCGAGCTTGATGGAGTTGAGGTACTGCGGCGTGGCGAAGCAGACGCGGCCCGGCTTCGGCACCTTGGCCTCATCCAGCGTCTGGTTGCCGGTGAGGAACGTGGTGTAGGCGTTGGCCGACGTGATGGCGGCGCTGGCGCTGACCTGGCCCGTGGGGCAGGCGGTGTAGAGCGCGGCGAACACGTAGGCGTCGACGTCCGGGATGACCTTCTCGTCGACCTCTGCGCGCAGGAACGCCCCGGCGTTCAGGGCACCCATCGTGTCGCCCTTGTCGAGTCCGTCGACGAAGCCGGTGAAGCTGCGCTCCTTGTCGACTTCGAGGTGCTGGTGCGTGGTGGCGACGTCGCCCTGCGTGCCGAAGCGAGCGGTCCCGGTGCGGGCATAGTCGGACAGCGCGAGTGTGGTGATGGTCGACACCTTGACGGTCTTGGCGCCGGTCCAGTCGTACTTGGCGGTGAACACTCCGGTCAGGGAGCCTAGCGCGAACGCCTGCTCCATCTCCGGGGCGAACAGTTCGGCATACTCGACAGCCATGTGGCTGCCTCCTTATCGTTTACGTGGACTTGCGGAACGCCGCGATCAGCGCACGCTCCTCCGGGGTCTTCCCGGCGTCCGGGTCGGTTGCTACGTCGTGCACGGCAGCCGGAAGCGGGGCGTTGGGCATGGCGGCGAGGATGGCGGCGACCTGCGCCGTGATGCTTTCCTCGTCGGTGCCGGTGAGCATGTCGATCAGCGCCGCGGGGATTCCCTTGGCGGAGCCGATGGACGTGCGCAGCGCCTTCACTTCTGCTGCTGCTGCCCGGGCCTCGACTTCGGTGAGCTGCGTCTTGAACGCGTCGCGCTCCGCAGCCACCCTCTCGAGCTCGGTCATCTGTGCCGCCTTGATGGCGTCGAACTCCTGCACCTTCTGCGCGACCGTCTTGACCTCTTCGATCGAGGAGACGCCGAGCGAGGCGAGCAGTTCGCTGGTTGCCGACTTCTTGGCGCGCTCAAGGCGAGCGGGGAGCCAATCGGGGTCGGCGGGGGCCTCCGTGTGGACGGGCGCCTCTGCTACGGGCGCGACGACTTCGGGAGTGATCGGTGCATCGGACATGTGAACCTCCGTGTGGAGTAGCCGGCCGAAGCCGTGGTTGGGTGACCGTCTATGCGACGGGTGAATCCTGCGGGGGGTCATCCGGCATGTCGGGCATGTCGGGTTCGGACGTGGGCTTGCCCGTGGATTGGACGTAGGTGGCCGACCAAAGGTCGTCGGCGCGCGGGTCGGGTGACGGGTTGCGGCCCATCTCCTCAAGCACGTCGTTGACGGTGAGGACGCTGATCTCGCGGTAGATCCTGTGCGCCTCGGCCTGCGACTTGAGGTCGCTGCGGAGCATCGCCCGGGTGTCGTGCTCGACGAACAGGCCGGACTCGCGTTCGGCGGGGGTCAGGCATGAGCACATGACCGCCTGCTCGGTACGCACCTGCCACGGCCGCAGCGTGGAGACGAGGTAGTCCACGCCCTGCGCGTCCACGGATGCATAGGAGACGGTGCCGGGGGTGTTGATGCGCAACTTGTAGGGAGGCAAATTGTAGATGCGGCAGGCGTCCTCGACGCCGAACCTGCGCGTCTCAAGAAGTTGTGCGTCCTCGGGAGCGAACGACAGCTCCGAGAAGTCCATGCCCTCCTCGAGGATGATCACCTTGAACGCCTTGTCGGCGCCGCTCTCGTCCTCGATCGACTTCGTCAGCCGCTCGAGCGCCGTCGTGGACAGGGGAGGATTCCTCTGGCCGCCGATCTCTGCCGGTCGCTTAAGGACGGCGCTGCGCTTCATGCCGTTGCCATAGAACGACTGGCTGAACCTCTCCATGGCCGCGATCTCGCCGAACTTCTCGCGGAAGTCGTAGAGGGGTGTCCGTCCGACCAACCCGTCCGAGGAGAGCCCCTTCACGTGCAGGATCTCGGAAGCCTCGAAGTCCTTGGGCTGGGCGGTGGCGTCGGAGGGTGTGTAGGTGTAGATGATGCGGCCTTCGACGAGCTGCACCGTCATCTTGTCGGGGCGCAGTGGCCAGAGTCCGACCACGCTTCCCGTGCTGTTCATCTCCTTGTAGGCGTAGAAGTTGCCCCACGTGAGCAGGGCGACCATCTTGGCCTCACGGAACTCGAAGGCCGTCATGCGCGGGTTCGGCTGCCAACGCAAGACGTTGTAGAGCGGATGGTCCTTCGCCTCCGTGCGCCCCCGTCCCTCGCGCCGGTACAGGTACAGCGGCAGAGTGGCGACGTCTTGGGCCAACACGTTGATGGCGCTGCGGATGGCCACGAGCTCGAACGGCGACTCGGGCCCGATGCGTTGCCCGGAGTGCGTCATGGCCGTGCCGAAGCCCTTGGTGAGCTGGTCGAAGTAGCGTCCGAGAGCCGGACCGATGATGCGGTCGATGAGGGCCATGTGTCTCTCCTAGAGGAGTCATGGCCGTCGCGTCCGGCCTTGCATCACCGCGAGTCAGATCGTCAGCACGCCACGTTCTTCGTAGATGGACTGGATGGGCTCGATGCGCCTGCTGGCACGGTCCAGAGCCACGATCAGCGCCACGATCGGGTCGATACGCTGTCGTGCCTTGCTCTTGTCCGGCTTGATGTTTCCGGCCGGGTCGCTGGTCACGACCACGTTGTCTGCCGCCCACGCCAGCACGGGGTCGTCACCGACGCGCAGATGGCCTTCGATGACGAGGTCCTGGAGCCGCTTCGTCGGAGCCGAGAGGGTGGCGTAGCCCTGGCGGACGGGGACCATGTCGTGACCGTCGCTCGGGAGGTCGACGACGCACAGTTGCGTCGAGTTCCACGGGTCGTAGCCGATCTCGCAGGGTTTCCCGTCGCTGTCGGACTGCTCGGAGATGTAGCGCCTGATGACCGAGTAGTCGACGACGTTGCCCTCGGTGAGCGTTATCCAGCCCTGACGGGCCCATTCGCGGTACGGGACATGGTCCTTGCGCTCGCGGTCCTCGATGCCGTGGCCCGGGAGCCAGTAGTGACCCAACACGTCGAGGTTCGGACCGTCCCATGCGACTCTCAGGTACGCGGTGATGTCGGTGGTGGTGGACAGGTCGAGTCCGGCGTAGTGTGCGCGACCCGTGAGCGCGGTAGGCGCCACTTGGCACCGCTTCCACGCGTTGGCGGACAACCACCTCATGGTCGACTGCATCCAGGTGTTGAGCCGCAGCACCCGGAAGGCGTACTCGTTGGTCGGAAGCGCGACGGCCTTGCGGTACTCGTCGCGCATGTCGTCGATCTCGAGCGCGTAGGGCCACCCACAACCGGGGAAGCCGAGCGCGGGATTGGCCTTGTACCAGTTCCGCTCGTCGTGCCAGTCGTCGTCCTGGGAGAGCCCATGGATGACGGGCAGGAGCCGCTTGTCCTCGATCACGCCGTCGCGGACCATCCGCGCGTACTCGAACTCCTCGTAACCGATACCGGTCATCGAGAAGCCCGCGGTGGACATGACGTACAGGATCCACTCCTCGCGCGATGCGAACGCGCCTTGCGTCATGACGTCCCAGAACTCGCGGTCGGGCCACGCGTGCAACTCGTCGGCGAGTACACAGAAGGGCTGAAGTCCGTGCTTGGTGTAGGCCTCGGACGAGTTGACGTGGAGGAATCCGTGCAGGTGCGGAACCACGAGACGCTTGGTCGACTCCACGGGCTTCGCCAGCGCGGCGAGGTCGCGGTTCTCGGTCACCATCGGGGTCAGGGTCTGGTAGACGAGTCCGGCCTGTTC